CAAATAATTCTTCATTGCCAAAGCTGTTGTTACCCCATCCAAATCTTGGTGGAAGTAAATCTTTGCTTTTGGATATCTTTTGGCTAATTCACCAATATTACGTAAACCCGTTTCTTTTAATAATGTTTTCATCTGTCTATAATTTAACAACCTCCGTCTCTACAGAACATCTCATAGTCTTTTTTCAATCTCTCTGGGTGACCCCAAATACCTTTACCATTTAATATTTCCTGTGCGGCTTGTTTATAATTTCCTTTTGCAATTTGTTTTAATACCCCACTCTGCATGAAGTTAGTACGACCTCTATTATATGCCATATCAATCAAAGCAATATACATACCCTTAGTTAATTTTCTATTTTCAGGGTCTTTACTTTGCCAGTCCTTAACTGTCTTCGCAGCATCTTTTATATCTTCAGCAGAAAGTCTCATTGCTTCTTCCTGAGTCATCTTGTTCAGATATTTTTGGATAATGTCAGGATTAGTAGTACCATAACCAATGGTTAGTGTTCCTTTGGGACTACCTGAGTTAGGGTCATAAGGTTTTGATGGGAAAACAGCATCATCATAGACATAAGGAACAAACTTTTCAAAACCTCTAATGTGGTCAAAAACTTCTTGTCCTGCAGGTTTACCTTCATGTCCATACCCAAAGTCGACTTCACTACTCTGTTCACTTAAATAAACATTTTTTGTGGCGGTCTCATGTAAAGTTAGTATCCTTTTCTTCTCTGACTCAGTCATTCTATATCTTCTCATCAACAAAATCTTTACTATAAATATCTATAACAAGAAAAAACCCCTTACCTTGAAGGGGTTTCATTTACCAGTGATACGGCACAAGCCAATATATTATCAAACCAAGTCCTTCGTGGACCTTCGAGTTCATCTCTTTTGTACCATATGACTTGGTTATCGGTGGTCGTTACTATTAAAGTTTCACCATCAATAACTTTAATGTTTTGTATGCTCATCTAATACTATCTCTAACTGTTGTTGGTCAAGTTTATATTCTTTGATTCTTTCTTTAGCAACCTCACAATAGTTTAGTGATATATCACACCCCAACCATGGTCGTCCCAACATCTCAGCAGCTAAACATGTAGTTCCTGAACCATTGAATGGGTCGAATACTAAATCTTCTTTATAAGACATAATCTTGATTGCTCTATATGGAATGTCCAAAGAGAAAGTCGCTTTAGTCTTCTGTTGAGTATCAGCGAAATAGTTCCATTGACCAAAGACCAAAGACATAAAGTCCTTTTTATCTTTCTCATCATATACCAACTTCTTTCTAAACTCACCTTCAATCTTCTCATTAGGAACCATTTGGTATTCACCTTCCCATTGAGGTGTCCCTTTTACTTGCTTCTTTGGGAGATTCTTATAAGCAAGGATTACACACTCTTTCGGATTGTAGATGTATGGTGCCGATGGACTCATCCAACTTCCCCACGCAGTCGTTTTACTTCTATGTGGTGAACTCTCCTCCAAGTCTACAAGACCGAAGAAACCAAAACCCAATTGTTTCATCACCATCCAAATCTCAGCAGAGAAGTAGATACGCCCACCTTTCTTCTGACGGTTAATCTCATAAGGAATGTTCACCGCAATACGACCGTCATCTCTTAAGACTCTGTAAGCGGCACTCAACCACTCACGAGTAAACCTCATATACTCGTCAAAGTATTTATCGTCATCCCATGAATCATAATCAATACCCACACCATAAGGTGGTGAGGTAACAATTAAATCCACTGACTTCTCAGGCATTTCATTCATAAACTTCACCGTATCTGAACAGTGAATGTCTCCAATTAATTCTTTCATTTCTTTCATTCTCCTTCGTTAAAAAATCCTGTTAGGAACACCATAAGGGAAATTGGCCATAATGTAATCACAAAAAGTCTTTCACCGAATGTGAATCTTTCACCAGCAACTTTAGCAACAATCATCTCTAAAAGAAATGCTACGACTACTCCGATGAATAGATAGTTCATTAATATCACCATTATTCCATTGTTTTAATTCTGCGTTCCAAATACCATAACGCTTTTTTCAAATCTTGTAAAGGTGGATTATCATCTTTCTTTCCACTTCTGACGATATATTTCAATACATTGAAGAGGTAGGCATCTTTATCAATACCAGTCGCCTCAGCAATCTTTACTACCTCATACGGATTCTCTTCCCCACCGTAATGGTCGGGATGGTTTACCATCTCTTTACTCATATTATTCTTGATGTTTTAATTTGTAGTAACCATTAAATTTTACTTCCTCAAATATCCCTTGTTCGACACCTCTGTTAATAACTTCCTGTGTTTCCTCGATAGTCTTTTTAAGGATATATTTAGCCAAGTAAGTAATGTGAATCGGTTGTCTCATCTTCGGAGCAAGCAATTCGAAATCAGATTTTTGTTCACGCATTTTCTAACTTTTTTAAGATTTGTTCTTTTGAATGTCCTTGTTGGAATAACTCAACGAATTCAGAAGACCATATATCCATAATTAATGCGTCTGCATTGAAAAGTCTTGGTAAATCTTTCTCATCTACTTTGTAGATTAACTCTTTTGTTAAAATTCTTTTGTTGAAACCCATTTATGTTCTGAATTAAGTCTAACTGATGTTATATATTCCATGTTCCACTCTCGTGGTGATATCAAAGATAAGAAATATTTTCCATTGTTTCTAACATAAAGGTGATAAATTTCACCAATAACAGGTTCAAAGGAATAGTTTGAGTTATAAATCATTTCATTAAGTTCCACTTCACTGATGAGATGATTATATTCATCAACTAACTCTTTGTATTTTGCACTGAAAGTTTTTTGAACTCTGTTGACACCTCTTTCTTTAAAGGCACCGACATCATCTAACTTAATTACAGGTCCACTTACACTGGTAGCATAAGGTAATAAAGAAGCGTTATACTTTTGGAGTTTTTCATCCCAAGCAACATTATCTGGCTTCTTCAACTTCATAAATATAGGCTCTGATTTTTCCACCCAACTCTAAATCATTTGGTGTTTCCTTCACTAATTGGTAAAGGTATTCTGTGTCAATTTTAATGGTATCCATATTAGTTTATTTTAAGGTCTTTAAATTTTATTGATTGAAAAATATAATTCATAACTTTTCTTTTAATCAGGGATAGAAGACACCCTTCTATCGGAAAATTTTGATTTATAGAAATTTCATATATCGGTGCTTCTTCTATAAGTTCATGTCTATAATCTTCATCCCATGAGTCGGCATCGGGATTAAGTTTATTACTCTTTTTATATAAATTGTTTTGATAAATTATTTCTGAAATGTTAGAATTACTTCCCGAGTAAATGATTTCAGTATAACACTTATTTTCAAGTGTACTCTTGGTAAGGGTAGTTATTTTAAATTGATAAACATAAAAATTATTTTCATATTTAAAATAAAAAATTCCGTCACCTCTTTTCTTATTAATCAATATATCTTTATTACCTACCGAATTAACACTTATACTTTCATTAATAATCGACCACAAAGACTTTGCAACCATAAATAAATCTTTGAACCTATCACGAGCAAACTCAGCAATTCTTAAAATTTCTTGACTCTCCTCATCATCTTTTGTGCGAATAGTATTATAGATTAAATCGGTAAGTAATATTTCGTCATCAATATCTTGAGGTTCTCTTTTTAATGTGATGAACTGACCGTGGTCCAATACTCTCTGAGCACTGGTATATAATAGAGTCAACTCCTGAAAAGCAGGGTATAACTCAAACTTCTCTAACTTGTCACCTGTCTTCTTAACATAATCAAGTATCAAATATTGTTTGTGCTCGAAATCTATTGGGTCTTGAATAATCCAGTCTAATTGCATCCGTAAAGTTTTTAGTAATATAAGTTATTGGAAGAATTATTCAACAATAACTACGTGATACCACTCACCATTTATTAGTGATTCATATACCTCACCATCATAAGATGACAATGCAGGTCCAACACCGTCGTAATTGAGGGAGTCTTCAATTAACTCGTCAACATCAACAAAATCCGTAATGTCAAATCCATAATCGTTCAAATAACTAAGAGGGTCTTGTCTTACATCATACAACATATCTTGAACTTTATCTTCTATCTGACCAACTGTTGGCTCACCTTCAGGGGAATCTTGAATGTCTTGTATCTCTGATTCAATCTCTTCAATCCTTTCCTCAGCATAACTCACGTGTTCTTCATCTTCTGAATGATTAACAATATCATTCATTTCCTCAATCTCTTCTCTAAGTTTCTCAACCTCTTGTTGTTGTTCTTCAGATAAAGGTAGTTCGTCTTCATCAAAGTAAGACTGTGGGTCGTCATCAATCATTGACTCATACATCTCTTCAAAGTAATCCTCAACCTTACGTGTATCTAAGTGTGATTCAATGAAATCTCTATTCCAACCTTCAATACCCATTTCATCCCAAACATTTTGGTAGTAATCTTTGGCTGCTTCCCACACTTGGTCCCAATCACCTACAGCAATCTCTTTTCCTTGCTCGTCTTCACCCAACCATTCAAAAGTTGTTAGACCCATATGACCGTGGTCAGCTGGTACTAAGTTGTAAACACTTTCATCTTCACCCACATCAACGTTCAATTCATCAAGTATATTGAATACGGCATTAGCATGGATACCCATCTCATCAGGATTGTTATTGAGATTCCATTCGTCGTTTTCTTTACGTTCTCTTTGAGATTGTAGTTTTTGTCTTGTTCTTTCAGCCTGTTGTTCTCTACGAATTCTTTCCATCTCAAGACGTGCCGCTTCCTTATCTTTGAAAATCTCAATTTCTCTTTTGAATTTACTTTGGATATAGTCTTGGATGGCAACATTCATTTTGTTCCATTGTTCTGAACCTAAAATCCAACCTTCATTAAATGCTTTATCAGGGGCGTCATAAAATGTTTGGTTACCATCATATTTGTTTAGTAATGCAACTTTGTAAAAACGGTCCTGAGATTTGGCTTTCTTATCAATAATATAGAACAACTTACCGTCTTGATTGTAACGGTCAAAATGTGAAGAACCATTCATAGAAGCAGTACACCATTTGGTACCAGCACCATAATAACAACTTGTTTTGTGATTCTTTGGTGTCACAATAACGAACCTATTATCTTCATATACTTGGTCAGCCCCCTCCAACTCTTTAACCTGTCTTCTAACTTTATTTTCGTGTTGGTCAATTTCATCTTGAATAGACTGAAGACTATCAAATAAGTAAATGTCTTTCGTTGGTAACACTTTTTGGTATTTCACGAAGTTCTGAATAAGGTCTCTAGTCTTGTCGATATCCACCTTACCTGTTTCCAACACCTTACCTAAGAACATTAAGAACTTATGATTGGATGCCAAATCACGAGATAACATGAAGATATCTTTCAACTCTTCACCAGTAAACTTATCCCTAAACTTATTTAAGAAATCATCTTTTCTACCCTCAAGTAATATCTGACTAAGACTCATACATTATCGTTTACTATAAATACTCTTACTTCCAAGAATCTTTATCGTAACCAAACTTAATAAAGTATTCTTTCATATTATCATATACTAAGTCAGCAATCTCTTGGTTATAGAATCTTTGGAACTTTTGAAACTCACCCACATATTCATCATGAGGTGATTCATTTTTGAATTTGTTAGTCTTTACAAAAGTGTTAATTGCTTCCTCCATTTTTTCTTCATCATCAAAGAACGGTAAGCTTTTTAAATCTTCATCCATAGTCTCCATATGAATAATATAGTCAGGTTCTTTATGGTAGTTTCTCCACTCATTTAAAAAGAATGGGTCTTCTCTTTCCATATTACTATCTTGAAAATAATAACCCACCAAATAATCCTTGTATTCTAATTTCTCACCTCGTTTAGTATGTTCCGCTAAGATATCCAAATAACCTGAAACAACTAAAGAATATGGATTCCTTACATTACAGACCACAGGCCAGTCTTCCTTACCTTTAGGGTAACCATGAAGGTGAGTATAAGAACCACCTTCTCCATTCATTATTTTTTCATGATAATTAAACATGTCACCCACACCTAAGATACCAAAACACATACTCGTAGCCCTTGAACCACAACCTGCGGTGGCCCACCAAATAAACCCAAACTTATCAGTCGCATTCATATTTACAGATATTTTATTTTACATATATTTATAAATGAATAATAAACTTAAACTATTCTAAAGAAACATTATCATGGGATGCGGATGTAAAAACAAACAAAATGCACAGACACAGACTCAGTCTCAAACTCAGTCTCAAACCACTCAAGCTCAGGTTCAAAAAGCCATTCAAAAAACAGTTGAGAAGTATTACGAGAAAAAGTAATCGGTAACTAAAAAACTAAAAGAATCGGGGGAGGAATTATTTCTCCCCTTTTTTGTATTTATAGTAAAACAATAACAATGGACTTAATCCAATTTTTAGAAGATAACGACCTCGGAGATTTCATCAAGAAGTATTTCAATGGTGATTCCGATGCGTTTATTAAATTTTTGAAATCCAAAAACCTATTAGGTAAAATGTTAGACCACCTCATTGAAGAAGGTTATTTAACTGAGGCGATGAACGCTTACTATGAGGATGACCCTAAGTTTGTTGTTGAGTTTATTCTTGGTTACCTTGACGATGTTACTATGGATGGTAACAAATATTGGATGAGGATTGACCGTGAGGATTTATCGAAATTCTTTGAGGATAATAGAGAAAACTCACAAGGTTTAGCCAAATTAATTTTACAAGATGACACACCTTTCTTAGATATAGATTCACAAATTTATGACCTTACCGATTTCATCGGAGACCTTACACCTGAGAATGTTAGTAATTTGAAACAATCTGTTTACAAAGAAGTTGAAGGTAAAGAAGTTGAAGTGAACGACATCAAAGACATCGCAACCTTAAACCTTATTGATAACATGGATGACGATGAACTATCTGCATTTATCAAAGAAAATGCTCCTGAGGTTTTACAAGAATTAGAAAACATGAATAGACATGCTGAGGAAGCAGCAATCTATGATGAGTTGTATGATGATGTGATGAATGGACTAAGAAATTTATTTGAGGAACACTTCTTCATGCGTGAGGTTCCTTATAAAAGAAAGACCTACAAAGCCGGTACCAACGAACCTATCGAAGTTAATGATACATATACAGAAGTTGATGTGACAAATTTATTACCGAAAGTAATTAAAACTGTATTGAGTTGGGGTGGTTACCAAAGTGATAATGACTTTGAATATTACGGAAGTCTTGAAAGTCTGTTAGAATATTACTTAAGTGAAGAGAATGAATTAATCTACGTTAGTTGGCCTGAATGGGCAGATGATGAAAAAGTGAGAGAATCCATCAATGACAACTTCAAAGCTTATCTATAAAATCATATTTTCTTTATGTCCTTTTGAATTATCTTTTACAAAAAAGATATTATGAGAGTTAACTCTTTGGTTATAGACGATTTTTATACCAACCCATATGAGGTCAGGGAATTCGCATTAGAACAAGACTTTAATGTTGAAGGAAACTTTCCTGGCTTCAGAACACTACCATTCGCCAACGATTCAATCAAAGAAACTATTGGTGATGTTATTAGACCTTTTGCAGGAGAAATAACATGGTGGGGTGGTGAATATACAGGAGCGTTTCAATATACCACCGCAGAAAACCGTTCATGGATTCATTCCGATTCTTACACTGATTGGGCAGGAGTTCTTTATTTAACACCTGACGCGCCAATCACCGCAGGAACAGGTATCTTCAAACATAAAAAGACTGGGTTGATGCATTGGAATTTCGATGACCATAGAGATGACCCTTTCGACCCTCAATCTCCAAGTGAAACCGCTCAAGATGTAACTAAATGGGATATGGTTGATAGGTTTGGTAATCTATTTAATAGA